TCAAACAACGACTTCTGTGCTATAATATTATTATGACAACAGTACAAATGCCAGGCACAAATCAGCCAATAGACTATGATTTTATTAATCAATTAGTAACTCAGGTTAATTCTCACGACAACTTTATTAGTCAAACATCTACAAACGTAACATCAAAAATTTTTAAAAAAGATGTTGTTGCAAGTAAATTGAAAATTTATGCAGATAGTTTTTCTATTTCACCCACTGGCAATAAAGTTACTGCTAATACTCAGACTTTGGTAGCGACTGAGACCCTTTCGGGTTTTTCAAGTACTCCACTCATTATTGCTACCGCAACGTCAGAAAATTCTACCTCTTCCGCAGGGTGTACAGTAATTGTTTCAAATGTAACCAAAGAAAAGTATGAAATTTATGTTAGATGGTTAGAAACCAAATCTAATGTACAAATGTCTGTTAATGTTCTTGCAATAGGGTCAGCAGCGTAAGTAAAAGTATGGCTGCTCAAACTATGGAGCAATACAATGCTTCTCCTGTTATTCCAGGGAATAAAAAAGTATGGTTTCTGAATGGAAATCTTGTCCGTGTATACCACATGAATAACTCAAATGGCATAATGTCTGTTTATAATATCACACTTGACCAAATAGAAAGTTGTTTAGTTAGTGATTTTAAGAAGAACAGACAAAGAGCATACACCGTAGGACAGACCGCAGAACTCGTAAATAGGCATAAAAAATATATGCCAGCATTAATGCTAAAAGGCATTATTCCCTTCCCTATGGGGTCACAGAAGGGCGGAGAGAGGGGCTGGCAGGTCCGTTCTTACTATTCCGAATCACAGGTTAGGGAAATTCGTGATATACTTGCTTCCTACCACCACGGTAGACCAAGAAAAGATAAACTAATAACCAACGATGTAACGCCTACCAGACAAGAGTTGACAAGGCGTATGGGAGATGGTATACTGGTTTATACAAAGACCGAAGATGGCAGATTTGTGCCTGTTTGGAATGAATCAATTTAATGTTCTCGAAAGGACACAGGGTATGAATAACGATGAGACTAGAGTTACAGTGGGGCTAGGCTATACGCTTAATCTGGGTAACTTCCAATCGCTTCGCATTGACCTATCTGTATCAGATAGCAAGCGTGATGGCGAAAATACCAACGATGCATTTGAACGTGTATATGCATTCGTTGAGCAGAAACTATCTGAAAAGGTTCAGGAATCTCTAGACGAGGCTGACAATAAGTAATGGCTGACCGCAAAGACCGCATGGCTTTGCTTAGTCGCTACAGTAAACTACATACTGCAAAGTACGAAGAAAAGCCATCCCTAAATTTAAATGTTGAGCAATGGGCAGCAGATGCCCTGATTGCTTCGTATGGTATATCAGAATGCTATGACCTACTAGAATACTATTTTGATGTATCAGAAAATCCATCATGGAAATATTTTGCAAACTATGCAGACCACATTGTTTACAAGCGTAAACAAGTGCAACAAGATTTACAAGAACGCCAAGAGCGTAGACTGAAAGCGAAAGAGTGGCTAAGTGAATAATACAGAATCAAAACTAATATCTGCTGTATTGGCAGACAAACAAGTACACGTTTTGCTACAGGCAAATGTGGACAATATCCTAAGAACCCATAATGACATCTGGACTTTTATCCGCAACTACTCTGAAACTAATGGAACAGTTCCACCAGTATCTCTAGTTGTAGATAAGTTCCGTGACTTCTCTCCAGTTGATGAAGTTGGTGCTACCAAGTATCACCTAGAAGAACTACAGGCAGAATTTCTAAATGATAGTCTAAAGGATGTTCTTAGAACCACTGCTTCAGATGTTCAAGCAGGTCAGGGGACCAAGGCACTAGAAGACCTAATTCAGAAGACATCAGAACTAAAGAAGAACACAGCAGTTATCCGTGACATTGATGCTACTGATATTGATTCTGCTGTTGCATACTTTGAAAACCTTGCTCGTCAGAATGAACTAGGCTCTATTGGTATCAAGACTGGACTACCTGGATTTGATAATTATCTTCCTGCTGGTATTACCCCAGGGCAATTGGGTGTGTTCCTTGCTTACCCAGGAATTGGTAAGTCTTGGTTTGCCCTATACATGGCGGTACAAGCATGGAAGCAAGGCAAGTCACCACTAATTATTTCACTAGAAATGTCAGAGACAGAAGTTCGTAACCGTGTATTTGCTATCATGGGCGAAGGTCTTTGGTCACATCGTAAACTCAGCAATGGGCAGGTAGAGATTGATGACCTAAAGCGTTGGCACTCTAAGGAACTTGCTGGTAAACCAGAGTTCCACATTATCTCTAACGATAGTGGTGGAGAAGTAACTCCATCAGTTATTCGTGGTAAGATTGACCAGTACAAGCCTGACCTAGTAATTGTAGACTATCTACAGTTGATGTCTCCAAACCAGAAGTCTGATAATGAGACTGTTCGTATGAAGAACCTTTCTCGTGAACTTAAGTTGATGGCTATCTCTGAAGAAATGCCTATCATTTCTATCTCATCTGCTACACCAGACGATGTTACCAAACTAGATACCGTGCCTACTCTTGGTCAGACCGCTTGGTCTCGCCAGATTGCCTACGATGCTGACTGGGTTCTAGCCCTTGGTCGTGCTACAAACTCAGACATTCTAGAGTGTGTATTCCGTAAGAACCGCAATGGCTTTATGGGTGAGTTCTTGGTTCAGGTTGATTTTGACAAGGGTTACTATCGTTATAAGGATTTTGAAGATAACTAGTTATAATAGAGTGTGGAGAATATATATCACAGACCTATTAAGAACTTTACCTTTGACGGTATCATCAAGAATGATGCTGCTATAGGTAGACTTCGCCTAGAACTTGTGAGACTCAAATCACTTGAGATGTGTGAATTGGGGTATGTGCCAAGACTTGACATAGACCCACAATTTACGATAAAATATAATAACGAAAAAGATTACTACGAATTTACATTAACAGTATATGGTACATACATAGGAAAGAATAAAGCATTATGGATACTAGGAATAGACGGAACACAAATGGTTCCTACTCAAAAGAACAAATTAAGCGAGTTATCGCAGGGTCAGGCATCACAATCGAATCGGAAGTAGATTCTGACTTCATTATTTTTTGTCCTTTCCATAATAACTATCGCTCACCTGCTGGTGAAGTAGATAAGAGTTCTGGATTATTCTTTTGCTTTTCTTGTCAGCATGTTTGTGACCTTGTTGCTTTAATTATGCATACATCTGGTCGTAGTTATTTTGAATCTGTTCGTTACATTAAGTCTAAAGAAACTGAGATTGATTTGTCATATCAGATTAATCAGACACTTGTAGAGAAGCCAGATTATGTTCCTTATGACGAGTTGCAAATTAAGAGACTAAATCAGCAAGCACTGGAAGCACCAAGAGCAACCAGGTATTACGATGGTAGATTAATTAGTGAAGCATCCATCAAGAAGTTCCTACTTGGATTCTCTGAGAAACAAGATATGGTAACTATACCTGTTCATTCACCAGATGGAATTCCTGTTGGCTTTGTTGGTCGTTCAATTGAAGGCAAAGAGTTTAAGAATACTCCAGGACTTCCAAAGGCAAAAACTTTATTCAACCTACATCGTGTCAAGACTGCTGGAAAAGTCTATGTAGTTGAATCATCATTTGATGCTATCCGTTTAGACCAGTGTGGTTTTCCAGCGGTAGCAACATTGGGTGCAAACGTATCCAATTTCCAAACAGACCTACTCGGAAAATATTTCAATAACATTATTGTCATTGCTGATAATGACGAGGCTGGCGGTAATATGAAAGATAAGATTGTTGAACGTCTTGGCTCTCGTGTTACTGTTATTAAAATAGATAAACAATATAAGGATATTGGCGATATGTCTGATGAAGCAATAAAAAATATTGACGAATCGTTTGACAAAACTATTGCCAGTATGCTAAACTAGTATACCGCTAAGAAAACATAAGGAGAATATTATGAGCGTAATCAAAGGGCTAAAAGATATCGGTGCAATTATGGATAAGCCTAAATATGAAAACAATGGTCAAAAGGTTCGTTGGGTCAAGTTGGCTGACGGACAATCTGCAAAGGTTCGTTTCGTTGAAGAACTGGATACAGATTCAGCAAACTACGATGAAAGTCGTGGTCTATCTGTGGTAATCGCAGAACACACTAATCCAAAGGATTACAAGCGTAAGGCAGTATGTACACTCGATTCCGAGGGTCGTTGCTACGGTTGTGAAATGGCTCGTAAAGAGCCAAAGGGCGGATGGCGTTCACGTCTTCGCTGGTATGGTAACGTTATCGTTGATGACGGTACTGAAGCACCTTATGTGGCTGTATGGTCACAGGGTATCTCAAAGCAGTCTGCTTTCGGAAATCTCCGTGAGTATGCAATTGAGACAGGTTCTATCTCTAACCTAGAGTGGAAGATTAAGCGTAATGGTCAGGGAACTGAAACCAACTACACCTTGCTTCCAACTAAGCCAGATACAGAACCATTCAACTTCTCTGGCATTGAACCTTTCAATCTTGAAAAGGTTGTCCGTGAAGTTGCTTATGCAGAGCAGGAGAATTTCTACTTCGGCTTTGATGCACCATCTGTTACTTCTAGTAACATTGACTGGTAAAAACTAATTGATGGGGGTAGGTGGTTCGCTATCTGCCCCCATTATTCATCTCTAACTTTAAGGAAATAATTTATGAGTTATGTTGGACTGCACGTTCACACTCACTATTCGCTATTTGATGGCATAGCAACACCACAAGAATATGTGGACAGAGCAATTGAAATTGGAATGCCAGCCATCGCAATCACTGACCACGGTTCACTATCTGGACATCGTGAAATGTATCGTACTGCTATTGAGAACGGTATCAAGCCTATTCTTGGTGTCGAAGGATATATTGCACAAGACCGCTTTGACCAGAGAGACAAAGAAGAACGTGAAGAGACACCCCTAGACTTAGTTTACAATCACTTAATTATTGTTGCAAAGAATGAAAAGGGTCTTGAGAATCTAAATAAACTAAATGAGATTGCTTGGACTGAAGGATTCTACAAGAAGCCTCGTATGGACTGGGCTTCGCTAGAGAAGTATAAAGAAGGTCTTATCATCACTTCTGGATGTCTTTCTGGTTTCCTTGCTAAAGCAATTGAAGCAGATGATTTTGCTGCTGCAAAAGAACATCTACAATGGGCTAAGGCAACATTTGGTGATGACTACTATATCGAAGTTATGCCACACAATCCACCAGAGATTAATAAGACTATTCTTGCTCTTGCAGATGAGTTTGGTATCAAGCCTATCGTTACCCCTGACTGCCACCACGCTGGACCAGACCAGAGAGAGATTCAGGAACTAAAACTAATTCTAAACACTTACTCAAATAAGATTGAGAAAGATGCTACCTTTGCTGGTAGTCAGAAGTTTGATAACCTAATGGACAAGTTGGACTACCTGTACGGTGCTGACCGTCAGATTACATTTAGGGACTACGAGATTCATCTGCTATCTGATGAAGAGATGCACAAGTCTATGGAAGCCCAGGGTATCGTAAGACAAGATATGTATGACAATACTATTGAGATTATGAATAAGGTTGAAGACTATAACATCAAAGACCACTTAGACTTGCTACCTGCACAGTATCAGAATCCAGACCAAGAACTTTATGAACTTGCTATGGCTGGTCTTGATACTCGTGGACTAGGTGCTGACCCAACATATCACACAAGAGTTGAAGAAGAACTTCAAATTATCAAGGACAAAAACTTTGCTCCTTACTTCCTAGTTGTTCGTAACATGATTAACTGGGCTAAGAAAGAAGGCATTATGGTTGGTCCAGGTCGTGGTTCTGCTGCTGGTTCATTAGTTTGTTATGCATTGGGTATCACTGACGTTGACCCTATTCAGCATGGTCTGTTGTTCTTCCGTTTTATCAATCCAGAGCGTAATGACTTCCCAGATATTGATACAGATATTCAGGATTCGAGACGTGAAGATGTAAAGGATTATTTGGTTCGTCAGTATCGTCACGTTGCTTCTATTGCAACATTCCTTGAGTTCAAGGGTAAGGGTATGGTTCGTGACATTGCTCGTGTTCTAAATATTCCGTTGCCAGATGTGAATAAGGTTCTTAAACTTGTTGATGACTGGGATGACTATCTAAACTCTAAATCAACTGCTGAGTTCCGTGACAAGTATCCAGAGATTGAACTTTATGGTGAGCAACTTCGTGGTCGTATTCGTGGTACTGGTATTCACGCTGCTGGTGTGGTTACTGCTAAAGAACCTATCTTTAAGTATGCACCACTTGAGACCAGAACAACCCCAGGTAGCAAGGAACGTATTCCAGTAGTAGCAGTAGACATGGAAGAAGCAGAACGCATTGGTCTAATTAAGATTGATGCTCTGGGTCTAAAGACACTATCTGTTATTCAGGACACACTTGCTATCATCAAGGAGCGTACTGGAACTGACATTGATTTGCATACTTTAAATATGGAAGATGCTAATGTCTATCGCATGCTGTCTGACGGTTTTACTAAGGGTGTGTTCCAATGTGAAGCAACACCATACACCAACCTACTTGTAAAGATGGGTATCAAAAACTTTAATGAGTTGGCTGCTTCTAACGCTTTGGTTCGTCCAGGTGCTATGAACACAATTGGTAAAGACTATGTTGCTCGTAAACACGGTAAGCAGAATATTGATTACAAGCACCAAGTGCTAAAAGCATTCACAGAAGAAACCTATGGATGTATTCTATATCAGGAACAAGTTATGCTTGCCTGTGTGGAACTTGGCGGTATGACAATGGCAGAAGCCGATAAGGTTCGTAAGATTATTGGTAAGAAGAAAGATGCTAAAGAGTTCGATGTCTTTAAAGACAAGTTTGTTAAGGGTGCTTCTCGCTACCTAACTCCAAACGCTTCCGAAGACCTGTGGCATGACTTTGAAGCACACGCTGGATACTCGTTCAACAAGTCTCACGCTGTGGCTTACTCAACAGTTTCATACTGGACAGCATGGCTAAAGTATCACTATCCAATTGAGTTCATGTATTCATTGCTCAAGAACGAAAGTGATAAAGATGCTCGTACTGAATATCTGATTGAAGCAAAACGTATGGGTATCCCTGTTCGTTTGCCACACATTAACGAATCGGATGTTGACTTTAAAATCGAAGGTAAAGGTATTCGCTTTGGACTATCATCTATTAAGTTTATTAGTGATAACATTGCCAATAAGTATATTGCTGCTAGACCATTTGCTTCATACAAAGAACTAGAAGAGTTTACATTTGGTAAGGGCAATGGTGTGAACAGTCGTGCATTACAGGCTCTACGCCTTGTAGGAGCCGCTACATTCGATGACCAACCTAGAAACGATGAAGAAGTTCGTGAGAACCTTTATGAGTATCTAAACCTGCCAGAGTTCAACACATCCATTCCACAGCACTATCACGCATTCATCAACGATGTTGAAGAGTACGAAGAAAAGGGTGCATATGTTTTGATGGGTATGATTAAGAACATCAAGCGTGGTAAGGGCTGGTCAAGAGTAGAACTTCTTGATAAGACTGGTAGCATTGGAATCTTTGATGAAGAAAATACTACCATTGAAGCAGGTAGAACATATCTTGTATTGGCAAGTGATAACAGAATAGTAACTGCAATTCCAGCAGATGAGATTAAGGGTAATCCGTCTGGTCTAATTAAGATACTAAACTATCGTCAGTTGCCATACAAGGATGATGAACTATTTGTGGTATCATTTAAGCCAAGAGTTACAAAGGCTGGTAAAAAGATGGCATCTCTCGTATTAGCAGATACTGCTAGAGATATGCACAGCGTAACAGTATTTCCAACATCATTCTCAAAAGCATATATGAAGATTGATGAAGGTAATGTATATAAATTCTCTTTGGGTAAAACCAAAGATGGAACAGTGATTATGGAAGACGTGGAAAATGTTTGATGAAGTAGCAAAAGAACTGCACGAAACCGCAGTAGAAAAAGGTTTCTGGGGCATTGCCTATAACAATGATAGCAAAGAATCTTTGGATATCTTTATGACTAAACAACTGATGATGATTGTATCTGAAGCAGTTGAGGTCATGGAAGCAATTCGTAAGTCCAAAGGTCCAGAAGAAGTAGCAGATGAGATGGCTGACATCATTATTCGCACACTTGACCTGTACGCAGGTCTGCGTGAGTTTGAGTATGTCAATGGAAGTCTTGACGATGCTTTTGAAAAGAAGACTGGCTACAACAAGTCTAGACCAGAGAAGCATGGGGTTCGTTTCTAATGACAACTCTCGAAGAAGCAATGGCATCACTAGACCCACGCATTCGTAAGCGTTTGACTACTGGTGTTGGATTTAAAACAACATATCAGGCTACACCTAGTTTCGGTCTTAATCGTGCCCTGAATGGTGGATTGCCTTATGGTAGACAGGTGTTGATTTGGGGAAGCAAGTCTTCCGCCAAGTCTTCACTATGCTTGCAGATGATTGCTCTTGCACAGCAAGAAGGAAAACTTTGTGCATGGATTGATGCTGAGATGTCATACTCTGAAGATTGGGCTAAGGCTCTTGGGGTAGACACAGACCAACTAATCGTTTCACAGGCTCGTACAATTAATGAGATGGTTGATGTTGGAACTAACCTAATGAACGCTGGAGTAGACTTAATCGTTGTGGATTCAATCACATCGCTACTACCTGCAATCTATTTTGAAAAGGATACAGATGAACTTAAACAGTTGGAAAATACTAAACAGATTGGTGCAGAGTCTAGAGATTTTAGCAATGCTTGGAAGATGCTTAATTATGCTAATAATAAAGTTAAGCCAACCCTTTTGGTACTTATCTCGCAATCTCGTAACAATATTTCTGCTATGTATACTAGTCAACAGCCTTCAGGTGGTCAGGCTACTAAGTTTTATTCATCAACGGTTATCAAGTTATTCTCTTCCGAATCAGACAATCAAGCAATTAAAGGCAAGATTGCAGTTGGCGATAAACTCATTGAAGAGAAGATTGGTAGGAAAGTTCGTTGGGAGATTCAATTTAGCAAGACATCGCCAGCCTTCCAATCTGGAGAATACGATTTTTATTTCCGAGGTGATGTTGGCATTGACAGCATTGGTGATTTGGTTGATACTGCAGAGATGATGGGTATTGTAGAGCGTACAGGTGCTTGGTATATTCTGCCAGATGGAACTAAGTTGCAGGGTAGAGATAAGTTTGTTGCTCGTGTTCGTGAAGACTTAGACCTACAGGATGAGATTAAGGCAAAGGTTATCAGTGGGTAAGTATACAGTTTATCCAGGTAAGTTTCCTTGCCATACTTGCAGGGTAGAGGTCAAATCAGTGAGACTATATCCAGTAGAGAAATTAATTACTTGGATGTGTCCAGAGAAACATTTGAACGAAGTTAGTTTGCAAACTAAGAAGAAGAAGCAGGACTTTGAGCGAGAGAAGTGAAAGCAAACGCCTTGGGGCGAAGCAGCATAAGAATTCTGGTAGAGGTACTCATAAGGGAGATGCTTCTTGGGAGAACTTTACTGTTGATTTCAAAGAAGTGGGAAAGTCCTTTACCCTCAATAAAGAGGTCTGGGCTAAGGCAACTACGGATGCTATTAGGAATAACAATAATCCAGCAATCGTAGTTGTCCTTGGCGAAGAAGGTATTAAAACAAGATTAGCAGTCATTGAGTTATCCCTACTAGAAATGATACTTGACCTATTACCGCCCGATAGTGTATAATAGAATTACAACATTAAGGAAACAAAATGGAACAAACAACAATTGAACAGGTCAATGGTCTCACAGAGATTGCTGACTTTATGAATGATGAAGAACTGACTACTGCTCTTACCTTTATTGCTAAGGTAATTCTTAAGCCAGACATTCCACTTAACGTTGCTCAAGTAGAAATCGTTCGCTTGCAAGCAATTGCTGCGAAGATGTCTTTTAAAGCCACATGGCTAACCAACGTAGATAAAGGAGACAGAGCGAAAAAGAATATTTACTATACCGCTGCTGAGGCTATTAACAACCTCGTTTCGGCTCTTAAATATATCACTCGCTAGTGTTTATTATGGCAAAAAATTTATTAAGTCAGGTAATGATTAAAAAGGTAGAGAACAATCCAAAGTCTAAGCCATCATTCCTGAACAAAGAAGAACTTATTGAAAAGATTAACTCTGGCTATACTGTTAATCGTGTAGATAAGTTTCAAACAAAGAAGACCTTTGCACCAAGCACAATTGCATTCTCACATGGAGAGTGTCCACGTTACTGGTATCTAGCATTCGAGGGTGCAGTATTCTCTGACAATGCAGATGCTTATGGCGGTGCAAACATGACAGCAGGAACTAAGTCGCATGAACGTATTCAGGAAGCGATGAAGAATGTTCCAGGACTACTAGTAGATTCTGAATTTAAGATTACATACGACAGTCCACCAATCTTTGGATACGGTGACGTTATCCTTAATTGGGAAGAAAAAGAATTGCTTGGCGAAATCAAGACAATGCCACACGAGGCATTTGAGTATCGCAAATCTTCTGGTAAGCCAAAGGCTGGACACCTTGTTCAGTTGCTTATCTATATGAAGATTCTTAATAAGAGCAAAGCCATTCTGATTTATGAAAACAAGAACAATCACGAACTGCTGATTTTTCCTATTGAACTAAATCAGTATATGTATGAGTGGGTAGAGAACGCTTTTGAATGGATGAGAAATGTTCGAAAGGCTTGGGAAGATAAAACCCTGCCTGAGAAAAACTATCGTTCTAATTCAAAGATATGCAAGACATGCCCTATACAAGCGGCTTGTGCTTCTGCAGGTTCTGGAGAGATAAAAATTAAATCTCTGGAGCCTTTAGATGAAAAACAAACACTGTAGTTGGTGCGACAGCCAATTTAAAACAGCATTATCTTACCAGATATACTGCTCTCCCGAATGCAGAGAGCAAGCAACTAGAGAAAAGATTGCTCAGAAATATCTTAGAGACAAGGTTAAGAAACGTGCTGGAAAGGTTAGACTCTGTAAGTCTTGCAGTAAACAATTGTCAATCTACACTGAAGAAACCATTTGTCAAACTTGCGAGGTAAATCCAGATGATGTTAAAGACACTCTTAAAGAGATTAAGGATATTCTAAATGGTAAAACTAAACTTGACTAAGAAACCAAAAAAATTCTGTGCTATTGATGCAAGCACTAACAGCCTAGCCTTTGCTATTTTTGAAGATAATAAAATTATCGCCTGTGGAAAGATTAAGTTTGAGGGCATATCTACCTATGACAAGGTTATGGATGCTGCCAAGAAGACCAAGGCTTTCTTTGATAAGTTTGATTTTGATACTATCATCATTGAACACACAGTATTTATGAACAGCCCTAAGACTGCTGCACAACTTGCTATGGTGCAAGGAGCATTGCTTGGGGCTGCCTCTATGTCTGGGGTAAAGAAGATTGGTTCGGTATCCCCTATGACTTGGCAAAACTTTATTGGTAATAAGAAGATAACCAAAGAAGAGAAGCACGAGATACAGAAGAAGAATCCAGGTAAGTCAGTTTCCTGGTTTAAGAATGAAGAACGAAACATTCGAAAGCAAAGAACAATTAACTTTGTTAATATAAACTATGATAAGCAGTTAGAGGATGACGATGTTGCAGATGCTTGTGCTATTGGACATTGGGCTTTGAAGAACTGGGACAAGGCATTTGGATACTAATGGCTAATAAGTTTTACACAAATGAAGCATGGCTTCGTAAAAGATTCCATATGGATAAGAAAACACCAGAACAAATTGCCGCAGAGTGTGGCACTAGCGTAGAAACAATCTATGTCTATTTAGCAAAATTCGGACTAAGGAAGTCAAAGAGATGAAAAAAGTAAAGTCAGTTAAGGTACAGGAAACAAAGTTTAGTAGAGAATATGAGTTGCAGGTTGGCACATTTACTATCGCTAAAGGTGATATTATTAAAATAGATGGAGAACACGGTGTCAGATTTAAGTTTGATGCTGTTGTGACCAATACCGAAAATGGTAAGGTCTGGGTAGACTGCTTTGAAATGCAGAAGGCAACTGCTACTGCATGGCGTTCGTTTGACCTCGAAAGAGTTAAGCGTATTCCAACAAAACGAGGAAGACGAAAGAAAAATGTCAATTGAAGATTTAACAGTTGAACATCTCGATGAGATGAACAGGGTTGTGGAGAAGTATCTCCAAGGTGAAGAGCCTACCCAAATCTCAAAAGAACTATCCCTGTCACGCCAGAAAGTTGTTGCTCACATTGCACAATGGAGAAGCCTAGCGTCAGACAATGCTGCTATCCGTGCTCGTGCTAAAGAGGCACTCGTAGGTGCAGACACACACTATACAAAACTAATTAGTAAAGCATATGAAGTCATTGATGATGCCACTACGACTGCAAACTTATCTGCAAAGACCGCAGGTATTAAATTGGTCATGGACCTAGAGAAGACTCGTATTGATATGCTACAGAAGGCTGGTCTGCTAGAGAATAAAGAACTAGCAGAAGAGATGCTAGAGATTGAACGTAAACAGGATATCCTGGTTGGTATTCTTAGAGATATTGCTAGTGAGTATCCGCAGGTACGAGATGAGATTATGCGAAGACTGTCTCAGGTATCTAAGGAGCAAGAGGTAATTACAATTGTCAATGTTCAATGATTTCTTTGAGGTCTTAAAGAGTAACGTATTTGCAGAAAACCCAGTAGATGTAAAAACATTTGTTGAAGGCGAAGACTATCTTGCACAACCACAATTATCTCAAATACAATACGACATTGTTGAAGCAATGTCTCAAATCTATAGGCTAGAAGAAGTTATTGAACTTTTGGGGGAAGAAGAAGGTCGTAGATACTACAATAAGTATACTAAGAATGAAGTTATCCTACAACTAGGAAAGGGTTCTGGCAAGGACTTTGTTTCTACTGTTGCTTGTTGCTATATCGTTTATAAACTACTTTGTCTTAAAGACCCTGCTCGTTATTTTGGCAAGCCTACTGGCGATGCTATTGATATTATTAACATTGCTGTTAACGCACAACAGGCTAAGAACGTTTTCTTTAAAGGATTTAAAAATAAGATTGAACGCTCACCATGGTTTGCTGGAAAGTATTATGCAAAGGTAGATAGCATTGAGTTTAATAATGCTATTACTGTTTATTCTGGTCACTCTGAGCGTGAATCTCACGAAGGTCTTAATCTTATCCTAGCAGTACTTGATGAGATTTCTGGTTTTGCCAGTGAAGTAAATACTGGAAACGAACAAGGAAAAACAGCGGACAACATCTACAAAGCCTTCCGTGCTTCCGTAGACAGTCGTTTCCCAGACCTTGGAAAGGTAGCACTACTATCGTTCCCTCGTTATCCTGGAGACTTTATCAGCCAGAAGTATGACTCAGTAATTGCAGACAAAGAGGTAGTCGTAAAGAAACACAAGTTTATTATGAATCCTGACCTTCCAGAAGATACAGAGGGAAACAGCCTTGAGATTGAATGGGAAGAAGATAATATTTTATCCTACAAGTTTCCTGGAATGTTTGCTATCAAAAGACCAACCTGGGTAGTAAACCCTACTCGTAAAATTGATGATTTTAAACTAGCCTTTTATACAGACCTCGGTGATGCTATGCAACGTTTTGCCTGTATCCCAACCTATATGTCGGATGCATTCTTTAAGCAAACAGAAAAAGTTCGTGCCTGTATGACCATTAGAAACCCTATTGATAACTCTAAGAGATTTGACCCATCATTTAAGCCTGACCCAGATAAGAAATACTTCGTCCACGCTGACCTTGCACAACGTCACGACAAGTGTGCCATAGCCATTGCTCACGTTGAGAAGTGGGTAAATATCCAGGTAGTCAAAGACTATCAGCAGGTAGCACCTGTAGTGGTTGTAGATGCAGTGGTATACTGGGAACCAAGAGTAGAAGGACCTGTAAACCTATCGGAAGTAAAGCAATGGATTCAGAACCTACGCAGACAAGGCTTTGATATTGGTATGGTATCATTTGACCGTTGGCAGTCATTTGATATCCAGAATGAATTGAAGCAGGTTGGTATCCGTACTGAAACTGTTTCTGTTGCTAAGAAACACTATGAAGATATGGCTATGCTTGTTTATGAAGAGCGTCTTGCTATGCCAGCCATTGAGTTGCTATATGAAGAACTTACAGAACTAAAGATTATGAAGGGTAATCGTGTAGACCACCCTCGTAAGTCTTCTAAGGACTTGGCGGATGCTGTTTGTGGTGCTATCTTTGGGGCTATCTCTCATACACCAAAAGACCTAAATCAGATGGTAGAAATCCATACATTCCGTGACAGGAAAAAGACTGAGGAAATGCACGAGTTTGACAAGCGTAACATCATTGAACGCAATAAGCCAGCAGACAAAGACTTAGATGCTTACTTTAAACAATTCAATATTAACATAATGTAGTGATATAATTAGACTATGGAGCAACATGGCTAATAACGTAATACCGTTTCACCATCGCAAAAGTCAGCATTGGCATTTGAGAAGACCACGAAATCTATTACGCAGTCAGCAAAAAATGAGTATTGGAAGATACGAAGCACAATCAAGAATGGCTCCAAACAAACAAAATCAAAATCTATCCTACTAAGAATGGTATAATATTCTTGTCAGGCACTTCTGACATAGGAGACCCCATGAAAAAAACCCTAAAAGTTATGATAGGCGTAATAGCATCGCTTTCATTTGCATTTGCAGCACCTTCTGCTAATGCACAAACAACTGATGAATATAATAGTCAGGTAGCCGCTGCACAGGCTAAGATTGATGATTTAAACAATCAACTAAATGATGCAAACTTTAATCTTGATAGTTGGATGAACTCTTCTAATGAACAGGCTAATCTAATTAATAATGCACAAACATTAGCAACAGAAGCAAAGGATGCTCTTGAGGTTGCTGCCAACGACTACGCTATAAAAAAGGCTGACTATGATGCTTGGTACAATAATGAATTTAGGGTTGCTGAAGAAAAAGTTTCCATTGCAATTGATGCATTAAATGTTGCTGCAGATTTAATAGACACAACATATGATGAATATACTATTGCACAAACAAATGCTGATAATGCTCAGGCTCAGATGAACCAGGCTCAAAATGATTACGACACTAAACTAATTAACGTTGGTGGTCAAGGAACTACTGCTGGTTTGAGTGTGGATGTCTATACAGGAATCAACCGTAATGGTAATCCTCCTTCAAAATCAGATACTGTCTATACAAAGTGTAAGACAACTACTGTTCCTAATATTCAGGCTGATTGGGGTGGCGGAGATATTCTAGGTTGTGGTTCTGAGTACATCATGCTTCACTACAAGGGTTACATCACATACCCAACAACTACTAAGGTTTACTTCCAGGCTCCTGCCGATGATGGTTTCTATATGACCATCAATGGTCAGCCTATTATTAACGACTGGTCACTAAAGGGCTGTGGAGCAAACTCAACTGGTATGTTCTCTTTCACTGGTGGAAAGTCTTACGCTATTGATGCTTGGTTCTATGAATGGACTGGTGGTGCTTGTTCTAGCCTTTACTACTTGCCTCTAAACTCAGGTTCATGGAATGTTGCTCCTGTATCATTCTTTAGTCAAACCGCAGCAGTTACTCTAGTAAAAGACCCAACATTGAAGGCTATTTTGGATAACAAAACTGCTTTCTATGTTCAAGCAGTAGCCGCTGAGGAGCAAGCAAACATTATTTATTTAAATGCTGAAAACAATTATGATGGTAAATATATGGATTATATAATGCTTAGTGGAGATTTAGCGAATAAAAGAATATCTCTAGAAGATTTAGAAAACATAATGAATATAAGTGAAACAGATTGGCAAATTTGTAGTGATAACAAGGCAGAAAAAGACGCTGACCTTCGTGATATTAAAGCAGAGTATGCAACCACATTTGCTGGTATTCAAAGTGCTGTGAACAGAGTTGATGAACTAGAAGCACAAATTGTTCAAGCAAAAAATGATTTAGCAAATATACCTAAGCCAACTGCTCAACCAAAGAGAAAAAATAAAAAGCAGACAGTTCGTGCTTATGCGGATGGAGCCTATATGCCTA